ACGGCACGTACCATAGTTAGAGGTACGTATGGGCAGTAGAACACACCTGCGTCATATGGGTTTGAACCCTTATAACCAACAGTGATGTAGTCTGCAGTCGCATATGGGTCAATGTATACACGTGTGCGGCCATTTAGAACACCTGCAAAAGTGTTGCCTGTGTCGTCAACCTGTAGGTTTGTAGACAAAGCAGGAGTGTAGTCCAACATGCCTGATGCAACAAGAACAGACGCAACATCTGATGAACAGATGATAAAGTTACCTTTACCACGGCGTGTTTCTTTTGCAATTACGTTGGCTTCACGCTCGATTTGAACGATCAAACCCTTGAACTTTTCAACTGACCAACGACCATCAGCATCTGTTGAAAGGTCAAAGATACCGTTTACTGCTGTGTTACCTGTTGAGGCACCAGTTTTAGCTTGGCTGTTGATTGTGCGAATAACTTCACGGTTGATTTCTGCAAGGATCTCAGTTGACAGAATGTTTGCCAATTCTGTCTCAGCGTCCAAACCGTGGATCGCTTTAAGGTCCTGTGCAAGTTCCATGGTGTATTCTGCTTTCAACGCACGTGACTTCGCAGTCACAGTTGCTTTGTCGATTGAGAAACCCATTTCACCGAAGTTACCACCAGTGTTACCTAGTGCTTCAGCTTCTGCAGTTGATAGAAGGTCAAGACCTGCAAGAGGATCAACACGTTGATCATCAAGGTTAGAGTCTTGGCTAGCTGAATCGATACCTGCTAGACCTGAAGGACCTGCTGAACCGTTGCCTGTTGTGCCTGAATCACCTGAGAAGTTGATTGCTGCTTCGTTGAACAGTGCTTCGTCATCTACAGAAACGCCTGCACGAGTAGTTTTGTACTTCGACTTCATTGCGAAGATCAAACCAGTCGGGCCAGTCATTGGCTGAACGCCAGCAACGTCATAAGCCATTAGGTTAGGCATTGCACGGCGAACAAGTGAAATCAGAACTGGATTCCAGTTGTCAACGTTGCCTGTGTTGTTAGCAGGAGTTTCTGCAAGGTAGTGTGCCTTTGATGCTTCTTCTGCTAGTGCACGTTCTTGGTTTTCTAGAACTGCTGCGGTTACCGCTTTGCGGTGCTTGTCTTGAATGGTACCAGCAGATTCTTCGTTAAGAACTGGTGCCCACTTTTCGACCAAACGATCATAAGTTTCCATTGTGGATCCCCTTACTTGGATGTTTTTCTAATTGCTTGAAGATATGTTTCCATCATTGACGAAACTTCTGCAGGTGTTGAACCTTCTTCTGTTTCTTCAGTGATATCTCCAGTGGTTACAGTTTTGGTTGAGAAATATGATTCCTTGACAGTAGCAACTTTCTTAGCGAAAGCTTCCTCTGATTCAAAATCAACGTTCTCTACGAGTGACTTCAACTTCTCAACTTGAGTCTCGGCAAGACCATGAGCATGCTCAAGGACAATTGCGTCACGCTTGTACTGAACCAATTCCTCGGCCAGTGCCATAGCGTCCTCTGTGGCTTTGTTGAACTTTTCTTCGAGTTCAGCATTGGCTTCTGCCAATTCATCCACAACATCGATTTTGCTCTCAGGCACTTCGATGTAATGTTCCTCGAATACTGTGTGCAATGACTTCATAAAGCCTTCTGCAATCTCGGCACGTAGACCTGCTTCGACTGCAAGACGGTTTTCTTCCATCCATTGCTCAACAACGTAGTTAAGATAGCCGTCAACTTTTTCGACAAGTTCATTACGGATACCCGCAACTTGCTCGTCGAGTTGAGTTGCATATTCCTCTTCAAGACGATTAACTTCTTCTGCAAGGTGTGACTTAACTGCAGCTTCAAAAATAGTTGCAGCTTTATCCTTGAACTCTTCTGACAGAGTTGCTTCACCTTCCACAAGTGCGTTAAGGTCTGCTGAGAAATCAGCATCAATCTCAATTGACTCAGCCTTAACATTTGTGTTAGGGCTTGTTTTCTGCATAGAAGCAGTATGCTTGTCTGGATCTCCTGTTTTCAGCGTATCTGCAGCCATTGCGTTTGACTTATCGCCTTTACGCTTTTTGGCTGTAGGGGCTTTACCCTCTGCCGCTTTAACAGAATCTACAGACTGTGCTTCCGCATTCTTAGGGTCATGAGCTTCTTCGATTTCCTCGTCTAGCTCAACATCCTGGTCTTGGACTTGATCAGTCATGTTGACTCCTTTACACTTTGGTTTTTACTAACGAGAGGAAATTTTTAAACTCACGAACTTGAGTCTCATAGAGATCAGCACGTGGAGCTTTCTTAATTTCAGTCTCCATTTTTTCAATAACTTGAGCTTGCACAATACCGTTGTTCCAAACCCACTCTACACCTTCCATAATCCCATTTACGAAAGCAGTTGGTGCAGATGGATCTTGCACGATGTCAACAGTGTTCAACATAAAGTCGTCCTTGACATACATGACGCCATTGCGTTCCTCAAGACTTCCCATACCACG